CCAGAAAAGGGGGCCGATGATGGTCAGGAATGAGGGTGCAACCCCCGGTGCAATACTGAGTGCAACCCCCGGTGCAACCCCCCGCCAACGCCCGGTCAACGGGGGTGCGACACATACCCCTTATACCCCGAGCGTTGCACCCGCCCTTGGCGGCTGGGTGCACGCTGCAAATGGCGGGCGGCATCTGGTCCCAATGCCCCCGTTTGCGGGAGGGCAGGAAACCGGGGGGCATACTTGCGCTTTCGCGCTGTGCGGATCGGGGGTGGCGGCATGAAGGCATCCACCAAAGCAATCCGTTTCCTTGAAAGCCTGAGCATCCCCGAGGGGCCGAAAGCCGGTCAGGCGGTGAAGCTGGCACCGTTCCAAAAGCAATTCGTCAAGGGTGCCCTGGCGGACGGGATCAACGTGGCGTGTCTGAGCATCGGCAGGGGCAACGCGAAAACGGCCCTGTCGGCGGGCATCGCCCTTGGCGCGGTCAAAGGCGTCTGGGATCGTCAGCCCCGGCGGGAAATCCTGATTGCGGCCCGGACGCGGGATCAGGCGCGCATCGCGTTTGACTTCGTGGTGGGCTTCATCCGGTCACTTCCCGAGGATGAGCAAGCGGCCTTCACGATCCGGCGCAGCCCCCGGCTTGAGGTCGAGTATGACGGCGACGGCGGCGGACACTTTGTCCGGGCCATTGCGGCGGACGGCAAGACGGCTCTGGGATCGGCCCCCACGCTGGTCTTGATGGATGAGCGCGGGCATTGGCAGGCGGATCAGGGGGACGCCCTGGAACACGCCCTGTTGTCCGGTCTGGGCAAGCGTGGCGGGCGGGCGCTGATTATCAGCACAAGCGCGGCGGATGATGCGCACCCGTTTTCCGTCTGGCTGGATGAGGAACAAGAGGGCGTCTATCGGCAAGAGCACCGGCCCGCCCCCGGCCTTCCTGCGGACGATCTGGAAAGCCTCAAACTGGCCAATCCCGGCGCGGCATACGGGATCGGCTCAAGCCTTGAATGGCTGCAAGGTCAGGCGCGGCGCGCGATTGCGCGGGGCGGATCGACCCTCACAAGTTTCCGGCTCTACAACCGGAATGAGCGTGTCAGCGGCGAAACCCGCGACCTGCTTTTGACGGTCGATGAATGGCTGTCCTGCGAGACGGCGGACCTGCCACCCCGGCAAGGTCAGGTGGTCATCGGGATCGACCTGGGCGGCTCTGCCAGTATGACGGCGGCGGCGTTCTATTGGCCCGAGACGGGGCGGCTTGAGGCTCTGGGCACCTTCCCGTCAAAGCCTTCCCTGTTGGACCGTGGCCAGAATGACGGCGTGTCCGGTCGATATGTCGAAATGCAGGACCGGGGCGAGTTGTCCACCCTTGGCGATCAGACGGTTCCCGTCGCGCCCTGGCTGGTCGAGGTCATGGCCCATGTGGAAGGCGAGCCGGTCGCGGCGATCACGGCGGACCGCTACAAGCAAGCCGAACTTGGCGAGGCGATTGACCGGGCGGGCATCCGTTGCCCGATCATCTGGCGCGGTCAAGGCTTCAAGGATGGCGGCGAGGATTGCGAGCGTTTCCGGCGCGCGGCCTATGACGGCAAGGTGAAAACCGCCCCGTCGCTGCTGTTGCGGTCCGCTTTCGCGGATGCGGTCACGCTGCGCGACCCGGCGAACAATCTGAAACTGGCAAAGGCACGGTCCACGGGCCGGATCGACGCGGCGGCGGCAACGGTGCTGGCGGTCGCTGAGGGTGCCCGGATGATGGGCCGCCCCGCTCACAAGGGAGGGCGCATCGCATGGGGATGATGGAAACCGCATCGCGGCTGATAGCGAAACACGGTCAGGCGGCAACGCTGTTGCGGCCCGGTGAAGGCACAACGGACGGCTTCGGGGGATACATCCCCGGCCCGGATACCGAATACCCCGTCACGATCCTGACGGCGACTTACGCGGTCGAGCTGCAATTCATCGCGGGCGGCTTGATGGACGTGGGCGATCAGCGGGTTTTCCTGTCGGTCGAGGGCCTGACCCTGACGCCCGCCACAACCGACCGGCTGCGCATCGGTGGCGAGGTGTTCCGCACGATCCGCGTTTCCCCGCTGGCCCCCGGTGGCGAGGTCATTTTCTGGGAATTGCAGGTGCGGGATGACTGATCGGAAAGAATACGCCCGCCATTCCCGGCGGATCACGCGCGGCCCGCGCTGGAAGGCTCTGCGGATGCAGGCGCTTGAGCGCGACGACTGGCGTTGCGTCCAGTGCGGCAACCGGCATCGGCTTGAGATCGACCATATCGAGCCGGTTAGGGATCGGCCCGATTTGGCGTGGTCGCTGTCCAATCTGCAATGCCTTTGCGGGCGCTGTCATTCCCGCAAGACCCGAATCGAGATCGGCTTAGGCCGACCCGACCCCAAGCGCGAGGCTTGGAAAACCCTGCTGCGAGACATGCAGCGCAACCCCCAACAAACGCGAGGTTAAGAGCATGTTGGATTCTGTGAAAATCGCACGGCGGCAAAGCGAAATCCGCCAATCGCTTTCGGAACTGGTCGGCAAGGAAAAGCCGTCCGAGGATGAAACCCGCCAGATGGACGAAATGGACCGCGAATATCGGTCCAATGAAACCCGCTATCGCGCGGCGCTCATTGCCGAGGATGAGGAACGGCGGGAAGCCGGGGCCGATCTGGAAACACGGTCCAGCCGGGAATGGGCCGAGGTCATGGCGGGATTTGAAATGCGCCAAGTGGCCCTTGCTTTGGACGAGGGCCGCGCCCTTGAGGGGCAGACGGGCGAGATCGTGACGGAACTGCGGTCGCGCGGCGGCTATCGCGGCGTTCCTATTCCGTGGGAAGCCCTGGAAATCCGGGCCGGTGAAACCGTGGCGGGCGGCACCCCCGATCCGATCCGCACGGCCCCGATCATCGAGCGGCTTTTCGCGGGATCGGTCGCGGCCCGTATGGGTGGCCAGATGGTCAACGTGGGCGTGGGCGAGGTCGAATATCCCGTTGCCACGTCCAGCGTGACGGCGGGGTGGGCGACTTCGGAAACCGGCAACGTGACCGGCCCGAGTGCCTACACGACCGTTGATCGGCCCTTGAAGCCGGATCACAATTTGGGCGTCCAGATGCGCATCACGCGCAAGACGCTCAAGCAATCGGGCAGCGGGCTTGAGCAAGCGGTGCGGCGCGACATGAACGGCGCTATCGAGGAAGCCCTTGACCGCGCCGTGTTCCTGGGCAGCGGATCGGCGGGCGAGCCGACCGGCCTTTTCGCGGGTGCTGCGGCATGGGGCATCACCGAAACGGCGGTGGACGCGGCTGCAAGCTGGGCGGCGTTCCGGTCCGAGGTGGTCAGCTTCATCACCGGCAACGCCGCGACCGGCCCCGGCGATGTGCGGGCGCTGATCCGTCCCGAGGTCTGGGACTACATGGATGGCCTCATGGTGGGCGATGGCGGTTTCAAATTCGAGTATGACCGTCTCACCGAGGCGCTGGGCGCGGTGGTCATGTCGCACAACGCCCTTGCCGATCCGGCGGGCGATCCGCTGGCGACAAGTGCGGTCCTGACGACCACGGCGGGCGGTGTTCCCCCGTTCTTCGTCGGAACGTGGGGCGCAATCGACCTGATCCGCGATCCGTATTCGGATGCGCAATCGGGCGGGCTGCGGCTCACGGCGCTGGCCACGATGGACGTGACCATTTCCCGCGCGGTGCAAACCCGCATCCTGACGGGCATTCAGTGATGCTCTGGGCCGGTTCCAAAGGCGGGCTTGAGGTCCGCACCTCTGCGGACGGGGCAACCGTCCTGCGGGGCCGGTTCCCGTATGCCGTCCCGACTGTCTTGCAAGGCGGTCGGGAACGGCGGCGGGAAGTATTCGAGGCACGGGCTTTCGGGGCATCGGTCGCGGCTGGCGGTGACGTTCACTTGCTGGTGCATCACGACTTCGACCGCCCCCTTGCATCGCGGGCGGCGGGAAGCCTTGAGATCAGGGACGGCGATGACGCCCTGACTTTCGAGGCCACGATTGCCCCGGAAATGCGCGGCGTGGGCTATGTCACCGACTTCTTGGGCACCCTTGCGGCGGGGCTGGTGGGCGGGATCAGCCCCGGCTTTCGCGTGACGGACGGCGGCGATCTGGTCAAGCGCGATAGCGACGGGCTGTTGCGGGTGGTGCGCTCTGCGGACCTGATCGAGATCAGCGCCGTGACGAAACCCGCCTATCCCCAAGCGCAGATCGAGGCGCGCAACTGGACGCCATGCGCGGCGGTCGAGGATCGGACGCTTGCCCACGCGCTCAACAGGTGGAGGCTCTGACATGGCGGCGACATTGAAAGAGGTCGAGGCAATCCCGGCCAGCTATCCGAGCGTCACCGGCCTGAGCATTCCGGCGATGATGTTGGATCAAGCGGCGCTCTGGCAACGGATCGAGGCTTATTGCCGGATGCGCTGGACGATGCGGGAAGTGGTCTGGACGGTCGAGGGGGAAGGCGCATGGGAAGCCCCGTTGACGCCCGCCACCCTGAACACGGTCGAGGTCTGGGAAAGCGGCGCATGGGTGGAATGCACCCCGGCGGCGTCCCCCTGGGGCGGCTATGATCTGCCCGGTGACGGCCCCTATCGGATCACGGCGGACGTGGGGGGCGGTGACGTTCCCGCGGCTGTCTCTGAGGCGTTCCGGCGGCTTGCCGAATACCTGACGGACGCGACGGATCGGGCGGGCGTGTCCAGCTATTCCGTCAATATGGGTGGCGCGATCGAGGAAAGCTATCAGCGCAACCCGGCCTGGGTGGCGCGCGCAATGGAACTGAGCGGCGCGGCGGACCTGCTGCGGCCTTACAAAAGGAGGGCCTGAGCATGTGGCCATTCAAGCGAAAGACGGTCGCGGAAACCCGGTCCAGCGGATCAGGCTTCACGGCTGAGATCATGGCGGCGCGGGAAGCCTATGTATCGGGGCGGCGCGGCATTGCCGAACTGACGGCCACGGCGCAAGGCGCTGTGACGCTCTGGGAAGGCGGACTAGGGCTTGCCGATGTGTCGGGCACCGATCTTCTGGACCGGCGGTCCCTGACGCTCTGCGCGCGGTCTCTGGCCCTGCGGGGCGAGGCTCTTTTCTTGATCCGTGACGCGGGGCTTGTTCCGTGTTCGGATTGGGATCTTCGCACCCGCGACGGACGCCCCACGGCCTACCGCGTGTCCGTATCCGAGGCGGGCGGCGGGCGGTCCCTGACGGCGCTTGCCCCCGAGGTGCTGCATTTTCGGATCGGGTGCGACGTGTCCGCCCCTTACTATGGCACGGCCCCGCTCAAGCGGGCGCAACTGACGGCGGGGCTGTTGAACGCGGTCGAGACGGCGCTTGCCGAGGTCTATGAGACGGCCCCGCTGGCCAGTCAGATCGTCCCGTTCCCCGAGGCACCGCAAACCGACCTGGAAGCGATGGCGCGCGGGTTCCGAGGCAACCGAGGCAAGGTGCTGATCCGCGAATCCGTCAACGTGGCGGCGGCGGGCGGACCGGCCCCGATGCAGGATTGGAAGCCGCACGATCTTTCCCCGGACCTGTCGAAAGCCATGACGCGCGAGACGCTGGCGGCGGCGCGGGATGCGATCAACATGGCCTTTGGCGTCCTGCCCGGTCTGACCGCGCCCGCCACGACCGGCCCGATGGTCAGGGAAGCGCAACGGCATCTGGCGCAATGGGTGCTGCAACCCATCGCCACGGGCATCGCCGAGGAAGCGACGGACAAGCTGGGATCGGCGGTCACGCTGGACGTGATGCGGCCCCTTCAAGCCTTCGATGCAGGCGGACGGGCGCGGGCGATCACGGCGATTGTGGGTGCCCTGGCGCAAGCGAAAGAGGCTGGCGTTGATCCGTCCGACGCTCTGCGGCTGGTCGATTGGGGGAAGGAGGTATGAGGAAGGGCGGCGCGGGATTGTGACCGCGCCACCCAGTCCTGACGGTCAGTTTTTGCCGGTAGCATCGGGCGTCTGCTGGTCCATGATGTGATCGGCAAGGAACACCAACCGCGCGGCAAATTCACGGGCCTGATCGGGCGTGATGGCAAGCTGCACGGCACCGGGTTTTTCTTGGTCGGACATGACGGCCATGAGGTGCGCCTCTGAGTCCGCATACTCTACGCGCGCTAGAATGAACATGCCGGCCACGGGCATGGACGAATAGCCAACCATCGGCTTGGTGATGATGTTGCCAGCATCATCCGCGTCGAAAACGTCTGTCGGGTTCATGGCGATTCCTTTCCTTGACTGCCCCTAAGACCGTCGCACGGTTTTAGGGTTGACGCAACCTAAGAACGTGGCGTAGTCTAAGCGACATGAGGCAAGGACCGTTCATAGACCTGTTTTCTGAGGTGTTCGGGATCGAGCACAAATCGGTGCGCGTGATGACACGCGCGCTGCGGGATGCTGGGCTGCTGACAACCGGCGCGCGCGGTGTGAACGCGCCGCACATGACCTTTCAAGATGCGGCCAATCTGACGGTTGCATTGCTGAGCGGCCAACCGCCGGGGCGGATCGACGAGGTAGCCCCCAAATATCTCGGGGCCAAGCTATGGGATGTTGAGATAACCGAACACCCTGACACGGTGCTTAACGAGTTTCAGTTGACCGACGAAACAACCGCCGGGGAATTTATCGCGGCTCTTTTTGAGTTGTATTCCCAAGACACTGCGCAAGATCGTTTTCAGCCGTTCTTGTCTGTCTTTGGTGAATTGCCGCCAGTTACAATCGAAATCTCTGAGTCGGCCCAGTCCCTTTCGGTCAATCTTCAAGTGACCCATAGCGCATTGCTGGATGCTCATTACCTCTTTTACGACTTCGCCAGCCTTGAGGAATTTGCAAGTCAATTCCCCGAGCCGGAAACGCTTGGCGACCGAATGCAAATCAATACCTTGTATGATGAGCACAACAAGAAAAAGCAAAAGGGCATGCGGATAAGCCGCTGGATTACCCGCGACGAAATCGTGACCATCGGGCGAGCGGTGGCGAGAGGTGGCGACGATGGCTAAAGAACCGCGCCCACAAACCCAAGCCCGCCAGAATGCGGTTGCCCTGATCCAAGCGGCACGGGAAGCCGGGTGGGCGCGCGCGCGGTTTGAACTCAAGCCCGATGGCACAACGGTAATCGACGCTTCGATGGCTGATCCTGACGGCGGCGATGACTTCCTGGCAAGCGATCTGAGGATGGGCAAATGACAAAGAAAGGCTTGCCCAAATACGTCTATGAGGATCGGGGCTATATCCGGTTTATCCGCCGGTCGCGCGGCCAAGCGGTGATGATGAAAGAGGAACCGGGAACGCCCGAGTTTTGGGATCACTACAATCGGTTGCTCAAGGGCCGCGAACCTGTCCCGGCCAAGCGCAACTTCGAGGCGCTGATTCTAAGCTACTATGAAAGCGATGCGTTCAAGAAATGGTAGCGTCCACGGACGTGGTGTAATTTCTGCGCCGTCAACGGTGTAATCTCAGGTGGCCATCGAGGTGTATGGTCGAGGTGGAGTTTGGCGACTTCAACCACGAACCACACGGAGACCCCGATGAC